TGATGCCATGCTATCTGGAATGTCCACAAAAGACATCAGAAAAGATCTGGAAACCGCAGAATTAAAAGTTAAGATGTTTGGTAAAAAAGCCGGCAAATATCGTATGAAAGCATTGCCGGCACAGAGTAATATTAATGATGTGCGAAGTTATATCAAAGAAGTTCAAGTACAGACAGGCATGAAGATTGACTTTGTGATGATGGATTATCTAGATTTATTGATGCCGGTATCTACTAAGGTGAGTCCAAATGACTTGTTTATCAAAGACAAATATGTCAGTGAAGAATTGAGGAATTTAGCCAAAGAGCTTAATGTATTATTGGTTACAGCTAGTCAGTTAAATCGCAGCAGCGTGGAAGAAATTGAATACGATCATAGTCATATATCTGGCGGAATCAGTAAGATAAACACAGCTGATAACGTGTTCGGCATCTTTACTAGCCGCGCTATGAAAGAGCGAGGAAGATATCAGTTACAATGTATGAAAACACGTACCAGTAACGGTACTGGGCAAAAAGTTGAGTTAGAATATAACATCGAAACCATGCGAATTACTGATTTACCAGAAGATGCTGGTGCTGTATCTGCTTATAATAAACCTAATATTTTTAACAGTATTAAAACTCAGAGCAAAGTAGTAGATGATTCACAAGAAGAGTCGGGCAAGATCACTGCTGAAGTACAGAGTAATAAATTAAAACAGCTATTGGGACAAATAAAACAGGGATGATTTGAAATTTATAAGCCATTATTCAATAAATACTTTAAAGGTTCCTGCCCAATGCAAAAAAAGACACGTAGTATTTTAGAAGAACTAGAAAGTTTATACATAGAACGAGACAAAAAACATGTTATCGAAAATCGTGCTATGAACGTTATTTCAAGTGCTATTAGACTATTGGAAGAGATTGATACGGCCTACGCTCCCGAGCATGCTGAGAATCTTACACGCAAATTGTTAAATGCTATTAAACTAAGAGATCCGGGAAAGTTTACTCGCACGGTAAGGAAAACTGATGCAAATACATGAGCTAACTAAAAAAATAAAAGTCGAGGAAGGTCTGTTGTCTGGTGTCAAAGACAGTATCTCTTCAATGGGAACTAATTTGAAGATTGGGTTAGGATTAGGCTCTCCGACGCAACTTGCCATGGCTAGAGCAAAACAAAATAATGCCATCGCCGCCAAAGCAGCAGCAAAATTGGCCAAGAAGGGATATAATGTCACCGCGGGACAACCGACCTCTCCTATCAATATCGCACAAGCAGCGACCCAATCTATGTTAGCGCCGCTACAATATTATTTAAAAAATATAGATACAGCCGAAGTGCAGAAATTGTCTCAAGAATTTATTTCTCAAGCATCTAAGAAATCTAGAGCTCCATATCAAGGAAGAAGACGTTTGCCGGTCGCTAGCACCGTAACCAATGCAAACTCCTCTCCGAAAGTCACTGCTCAAAGTGTGGATTTGGGCACATTACCTTCCGATGCTGAAAGAAAACAGCAACAAGGCGCCAGTGCTCTTGCTCAAATAAAACAAACTCAAGCTGCCAATACTGCTATAGCACAGAAAGATAATCAAAGAAGGGCAGCAGTGGATGCGATAAAAGCCAAACAAGCTGCTGGACAACTAATTACCTCAGATGAACGCGGTACTTTGAACCTTGCTAGACGGGATGGTATTTTAGAAGATCACTATTTTGATTTAATAGAAACTAGATTGATTCAGGCATTCAAACAATTTAGTAAAGGGCATACAACATGTCAGAAATAAGTAATAAATTAGTGGCTTTTGCTAAAAGTAAAATACCTAGTTTCGATAAAGTGCTAACTGATCCGATCGCTAGTAAACCATTAGCACAATTACTAACAAAGGTTGAAGCTAGTCAACAGAATCCGCAGACATTAAATGCTACGGTGAATGAATACTTCAAAGTGGCTGTGGCTGCCGCTCAGTATATTGCAGACAAAACTGGCAATTCTGCTGCCGGTAGTAGAGCTTCTGCTAACAAAAGAACTGTCGGTGCGAATGAGTTGGCAAAGATAAAACAACAAATGTTATTAAAAGGCGAGCGAGTCACAGTAAAGACTACTGGGTCCGTTGCTGTAGATACCTGGTTGAAATCACTTGGATTGATGTCATGATACTTAAAGAAGGTGGGAACGTATTTAAAAATTCTGAAGGACAAAGTCTCACGCAGCGTATCAATCAAAGTGATATTCCTTCCACAGTACATTGGCTTGAGCAGTTAACAGATCTGGATCTCAAAGGAGATAATGACAAAACAGGATATCCCGGAAGATGGCTAGGTTCAACTGGTAAGAAGCCTAGTTCAGGGGATCTAGACTTACAGGTAGACTCTAAAGAAATTTCCCCCGAACAGCTGATAGCAGAACTAACACAATGGTGTACTAGTCATGGGTTAAAGCCACAAGAGTATATCAAAAAAGGTGCCGATCAGATTCATTTTAAAACACCTATAGCAGGCAATCCTAAAAACGGGTATGTACAGACTGATTTTATGTTCATGGATGACCTCGAGATAGGGCAGTTTTTTATCTCATCTCCTACTAACAGTGAATATTCAGCAGTTGACAGACACATAATGCTTAATAGCATAGCTAAAGCGTCGGGATATAAGATTGTTACCCGTAAGGGATTAGTTGATCGTGCCACAAATCAAGTTAGATCGCGTGATCCAGATGAGATAGCAAAACTAATGCTGAACAACAAAGCAGATCGCGATGCGCTATATAGTGTAGAAACTATGTTACAAGCGTTACAAGGTGATCCTAAGAAAAATGAAAAATTAAAAGATGCTAGAGATTATTTTGCTAAAAATAATATACCTTTTAATGAATCGCGCGGCGAAAGTGACATTAACTTTTTAGCGAGATTACGTGATCGTATTGTTAATCAGGGCATGCGTAAATTAGTCGAAGATGAAGAGCCACAAGTACAAGGTGGTCAGGCTAAAGGTATTGAGCATATTGAAGATTTGGTATTTAGACGTGGCACAGCGGGTATCAAAGATGCTCTGACAGTAATTGATCATCTGAAAGATAATACAATGTCTAGTGTAAGTGTAAAGTGGGATGGATCGCCTGCTGTAATATTTGGTCGCCAGCCAGACGGCACTTTTATACTAACTGATACGGCAGGATTTACTGCAGTGGGCTATGATGGATTATTTAAAAGCCCAGGGCAAATTAAAAGTCAATTGGCTAAGCGCGATGCTGAGGCAGCCGCTAAAGGCAATAAAGCTAATAGAGTAGAGAATTTATATCCTATATACAGACAATTATGGCCCATGCTAGAAGCAGCAACTCCCGCTAATTTTAAAGGTTTCATACAGGGAGATTTGTTGTATACTAGCACCCCTCCTGAAAAATCAGGTGCTTATATTTTCAAACCTAATACTATAGAATATGCTATACCAGCAGCAAGTCCTTTAGGGCAGCAGATTGGAAACAGCGAAGTTGGTATAGCTATACATACACAGTATTCAGAGCCTGGCGCGGCTAAACAAGCACTGGGTAAAGTTAAGCTGAATCCCGTACCTGGCCTATTATTGATAGAACCCATACGCCCTACAGCGAATGTACAGCCTACTGGCGCAGATACAAAGATGGGTAGTCCTAAAGTTAAACAGCTTAAATCTCTAGTAGCCAGTCATGGCAAAGATATTAACACGTTGTTTAATCCAGCTGAACTTAGAGCATTGAAAATTACAGATCTTCCTAAACTTTGCATTGACTATATAAACAGTTTAGTTAAAGATGACACTATTTCGGAATTTAACGCCAATCAATTACTTCCTGGATTTGTCAATTGGTTGAAAACCAAAGTAACAGCTCCCAAATTTAAAAATATCACAGAATATCTACAAAGCCCTAGTAGTAACGCAGATGGTATAAGTGCTGCGTTTGCTGCTTTTGTACTGTTGCATGATATTAAAACTGATCTTTTACGTCAATTAGATCAGCAACATCCTGGGCAAGAGGGTTGGGTAGTTGCCATACCTGGTGGAACTGTTAAATTTGTCAATAGATTCGATTTTAGCCGTGCCAATCAGCAACGGACACGATAAAATCCAAGCCTGTGATTTTCCTCCCGCAAGCTAAATAAATGCAGAACCGAAAGGTTCATACATTTAAGGAGAAATAACATGGCATCAATTCCATTAGTAAACGGTGGTTCACAACCAGTATTCGCAACTGACACGCTTAACGGCCCACAGTTATCAGCAAATACAGCATATAGTCCAGCAGGTACACCAGTTAACCTTCAAGGTCCTAAATTAGACTTTTTTGGTATCGGTTTAGGTAATTCAGCTTTTAATCAAGCTGGCGTTAACGGCGCAGTTCAGCAAATCTTACAACAGATTCAGCAAACTGCTACTGTGGCAATTTACCAAGTAGACAATACAAATAACACAGTTGACATGAGTGTTGCGGTATACCCCACTGGCGCTTACTCAGCAGCAACATTGCAAGCCGCTATTCAAGGTTTAGGTAATATTTACAACAGTACTGCTAACACATATTGCAACGTAGCAGCAGCTACAGTAACAAACGTTGGTTTCCGTTTGGCATCAACAGCTACCTCTGCTTCTTAATATATCTAGAAGTATGTTACACATTAAAGCGCTGCAAGGCGCTTTTTTGTTGACTATAATATCTTGTGTTGACTTTTCGTAGTTAAATACATAGATAATGATAACTAATAAAATTACTGAAGCAATAATATACGAGAGTCCAGATGGTGGTGAAACTATCTATGTGAGAGAATCTGGTAGTGCTATGAGACAATTATACAGCGAAAGCGATAAAGTTAAAAGTATACAAGATCAATTGCAGGAAGATAAAATGTGGGGTGAGATTAGGCGAGAAGCCAAAACAAATCCTGCTCTGCATAGCATTTTAGAACAAGCTAAAATTATATACCATCTGAGTAAAAATTGATTGAGATTTTTCTGTAAAACCTTGTTTGATATCACCGCAACTGGAGTCACAGGACATTTCAAATCGTCACGTATCCCATTTCGTGATCGTTCAGGTAAGAATATTGTTGATGAGATTACGTGGAATCAAGCTAGAAATCAGCAGAGGAATTGGGAAACTTTAACCCAATTGCTTAGTATGCGGACTCAGATTTTTGAAATAGAAGTCCCTAAAAAACATCATGAAATCTGGAGTTTTGAATTTGAAGTTGATACCCCCGGGGTGTTTGGCACACCGGAACATCCAGTTGAGATGCTATTATTGGATGCCGAAGGCATTCCCATGTTATTAGGTTTGGAGAATACGTATGACCTTTTACCCGTGTTAATAACAGATGGCGAAGATCAAAACATATGGTTTGACTATTTAACATAAATATATTAAATTGGAGATTAGCATGGTCGAGGCTACAGATATCGAGAAAAAGAGCTTAGAGGCGCACGTTGAATTGTGTGCGGAGCGTTATAATGCGTTAGACAGTAGATTGCTTAACGTTGACAATAAGATGGCTGAACTACACGACACTATTAATAAAGTTCACGGTCTTTTGGAAAAGATGTCGGAAAAGCATAATGACCAGATACTTACCTGGGGCACAGGACTAGTAGGATTCTTAATTAGTACCATAGGGTATCTGCTCATGAACTACGTATTGAAATGAAAGATACGAAAGAAATAGAAAAGTTATTTAAGCTAGAATTAGATAGTGTGTTGGGCGACATTATCTGGAAGAACAAGGCTGGTGATTACCTAGTTTTCAATAGATATAAGATCATCAAAGATAAGACTAGTTGTATAGTGTTACAGCAAGATTTAGAAGTGGGTACTTTTAGCAGTACCAAAACGGCACTGAGTTGGTGTATTGCTGATAAATATAAAAATTATAGACTAGCTCGAGATATATTATCGATGGATGCCAAATTGGTATCATTGATAGCTGACATCAAAACTCGCGCTAATTTAGCTGACCGTAGCAACGATGCTAAATTTCAAGAGATAGTTGAAACAAAATTAGAAACGAAAATTATTCATAAAAAACAGTTAGAAACTCAATTAGATAAATGTATAAATTGGGCTAAATACTGGCAACAACGAGGACTTAACAATGAAATTGTTCGAACTGGCATCCGCCAACCCATCAAAACAAGCCGCTAAGGTATTTGAAAGTTATTTTGATGATAGTATAAATGTAGACATAATGTCTAGTCATCAGGCACGCTACATGTTGAATAAAGTGCGTGGACTTATAGTCGAACATCGCCAAACATCCGCTTTCCATCACAGCGAGCGCAATCCGGCCTATCTTAAACTAATGATGATGGAGAAAGTTTTATCTGCTAAGATCAAGGAGACCTCCACTGTGCCTGTAGGCGCAACTGCCGGAGCTAATCAAAATCAGCAGAATCAACAACAGAATATGGTGATGCCAAACCCCACAGTGGTTGCCGGACAAGCAGCAGCCAAAGCCAAACGTGATGCTCAAATCAATAACATAAGTGATCCTCAGTTAAAAATGGCAATGCAGAAAGCTAATCAAGGTCAAGCACTTAATGCCCAAGATTCGCAGATGGTAGCCAATGCTGCTCTGCAAACTGAAGATGCCCACTTAAGACGCAATCTTTATCGTGTATTACGTGAAAGCGAAGTACAACAAGCACAGGTAGTACTAGCAGCACAAGATATGATTGACGAAGTACAAAAGATGCTAGAAGATGTGACTTCTATGCAGTACAAAGATTTACCAGCGTTGATGGAGCAGATCAAAAATCAGTTGGGGTTAGAGGGTATGACGCAGTTTAGTAATGATGCCAATGCTGCGCTATCATCATTAACTCAAAACATATTAAATGCTAAAGGTCAACTGTATCAAGCATTAAGTGTATTAACTGGTCAAGAGGCTACACCTGCCGTAGTTCCTGGGCAAGAAGGAGAAACAGTCCAGCCTGACGCAGATATGACTCAAGATCAAGCAGTTGATGTTGCTGAGCCCGAAG